GTATACCCTGTGTTCCTTGGATACCTTGAATACCCTGTGTTCCTTGAGCGCCTTGAATTCCCTGGATACCCTGGGTTCCTTGTTGGCCCTGAGTGCCCTGAGTCCCTTGGATACCCTGACGACCTTGAGTTCCTTGTACACCTTGAGTTCCTTGAATACCAGTAATCCCTTGGATACCCTGTATACCCTGTGTACCTTGTGTGCCTTGTGTGCCTTGTGCACCAGTTGCGCCTACGTCACCCGTACGAGCAAAAGTAATAATAATGTCAAGAGCATTGGTAAAAGAAGTTGCACCGCTCAGGTAAGCTACCGGAACATTAAAATAATTGGAACCGTGAGAGTGAGCTCCGGTAATTGAGAACAACGCAAAATTATTTGTGTCATTCTTCTGAGTGATCGTAAAGTGACCCTTGATTGTTGAGGTTGAGTCATCAATGGTCTGTAAGAAATTGTAAATTGAAACACTCAGGTCATCAGTATCATTAATGTAAAGAGCACTTGCCAGGCTTAGATCGGCATTACTGAGACGGAGCTTTCCGGTACCCGGATCCGCATTTGTCGTGGATGTATCAAAGGTGTAATCGAATGCTGCACCACCGAATGTTCCGGCAGTACCCTGCGAACCTGTAATACCCTGTGTGCCCTGCGTTCCTTGTACGCCTTGGATACCTTGAATACCCTGTGTCCCCTGAGCACCATTAATTCCTTGATAACCGGCAATACCTTGTACGCCTTGAATACCTTGTATACCCTGGATACCTTGTTCGCCTTGTGTTCCTTGAATACCTTGGGTTCCTTGAGTACCTTGAATGCCTTGTGTTCCTTGAGTACCTTGAATACCCTGGATACCTTGAATGCCTTGCTCGCCTTGTAAACCTTGGGTACCTTGAGCACCCTGAACTCCTTGCGATCCGGTAATACCTTGGATGCCCTGCTCACCTTGAAGCCCTTGAGCACCTTGAGCCCCATTCAGACCTTGAGCACCAGAAATACCCTGGACACCTTGAATACCTTGGAGACCTTGAGAACCTTGTGCTCCATTGAAACCTGATGCACCCTGAGTTCCATTGATACCTTGAGTACCCATTGTACCCTGAGCACCTTGAGGTCCAACAATACCCGATGATGTCGTGACCCATTGGTACGAATCGCCATCATAATAATAGATCATCAAAATACCTAGATCGGAATTCCACCAGAGGTCATCAACGGAAGGAGACTCGGGCGGAGTTGCCGATGAAGCAATTTCTGTTCCCTTTAACCCTTGAATACCTTGGATGCCCTGGATTCCTTGGATACCTTGAATGCCTTGGATCCCTTGAACGCCTTGAATGCCCTGAATACCCTGAATGCCTTGCTCACCTTGAATACCTTGGGTACCCTGAGTGCCTTGAGTCCCCTGGATACCTTGTTCACCCTGAGTGCCCTGAGTTCCTTGCACACCTTGAATACCTTGGATGCCCTGGATTCCTTGCGTCCCCTGTGTACCTTGTGTTCCCTGTACTCCTTGAATACCCTGGATACCTTGAATTCCTTGTTCACCCTGAGTGCCCTGAGTTCCTTGGATACCTTGCGTACCTTGAGTTCCGGTAATACCTTGAGAACCAGTGATACCTTGGATACCTTGTGTGCCCTGCGTTCCTTGGATGCCTTGGACACCTTGAATTCCTTGCTCACCCTGAGTACCTTGGATTCCCTGTTGTCCTTGAGTTCCCTGCACTCCTTGAATACCTTGAGTGCCCTGAATACCTTGAGTGCCTTGTGTTCCCTGCACTCCTTGAATACCCTGGATACCTTGAATACCTTGGATGCCCTGAGTGCCCTGAGTCCCCTGGATACCTTGAATACCTTGAGTGCCCTGAGTTCCTTGGATGCCTTGTTGCCCTTGTGTTCCTTGTGTTCCCTGCACTCCTTGAATACCTTGAGTGCCCTGAGTTCCTTGAATACCCTGGCGCCCTTGTGTTCCTTGCGTACCCTGTACGCCTTGAATTCCTTGAATGCCTTGGATACCCTGTTCACCCTGAGCTCCTTGCGTTCCTTGAATACCTTGAATGCCCTGAGTTCCTTGCGTTCCCTGTGTGCCTTGAATTCCTTGAATGCCTTGGATACCTTGCTCGCCTTGTGTTCCTTGAGTACCTTGAGCACCGGTTGCACCAATGTCACCCGAACGAGCAAAGGTAATAATGATGTCTAAATCATCCGTAAATGATGTCGCACCAGAAAGATAGGAGACGGGTACCTGGAAATAATTTGTACCATGCGTATGATTTCCGGTAATTGCAAAGATTGCAAAGTTGTTTGCATTTGCCTTTTCCGAGATTGTAAAGTGACCTTTGATTGTTGATGTAGAATCGTCAATGGTCTGTAAGAAGTTGTAGATCGAAACACTGAGGTCATCAGTATCATTAATGTACAATGCCGAAGAAAGAGAAAGGTTGGCAGTATTGAGACGAAGAACGCCGGTGCCAGGATTTGAATTTGTAGTAGTTGTATCAAAGGTATAGTCGAATGCGGCACCGCCAAAGGTACCAGCAGGACCTTGAATACCCTGAGTTCCTTGTGTACCTTGCACGCCTTGAATTCCCTGAATACCTTGTGCTCCTTGAATACCTTGAATTCCCTGGATCCCTTGGATTCCTTGTTCACCCTGAGTGCCCTGAGTTCCTTGAATACCCTGCACGCCTTGGATACCTTGGACGCCCTGAATACCCTGAGTGCCCTGTGTACCTTGAACACCTTGGATACCTTGAGTTCCTTGAATTCCCTGTTCGCCCTGAGTTCCCTGTGTTCCTTGCACACCTTGAATACCTTGTGTACCTTGAGTCCCTTGAATACCTTGTTCTCCTTGTGTTCCCTGAGTTCCTTGTACGCCTTGGATACCTTGAATACCCTGAGTTCCTTGTGTGCCTTGGATTCCTTGAATTCCCTGAGTACCTTGAATTCCCTGTTCACCTTGCGTACCCTGTGTTCCCTGTACACCTTGGACACCTTGAGTTCCTTGGATACCCTGGATACCTTGGATGCCTTGCGTGCCTTGAGCACCATCGGATCCAACGTAACCATCTGCACCCTGAGCACCCTGAGTTCCCTGCACGCCTTGAATGCCTTGAATTCCTTGTTCACCCTGAGCACCCTGCGTACCTTGCACTCCTTGAATACCCTGGATACCTTGCTCGCCCTGAGTACCTTGTGTTCCCTGTACACCTTGAATGCCTTGAATACCCTGGATACCTTGCTCGCCTTGTGTACCCTGATGTCCTTGAATACCTTGTGTTCCTTGAATACCTTGAATGCCCTGCAAGCCTTGAATACCCTGTGTACCTTGGATACCTTGGATACCTTGAGTACCTTGTGTGCCTTGAACACCTTGAATGCCTTGGATTCCCTGGATACCTTGCTCGCCTTGGAGACCCTGTGTTCCTTGTACGCCTTGGATTCCTTGAATTCCTTGGAGACCCTGAGCACCTTGCGCGCCGCCATTAACGGCGTTCCAGTATGATCCATTCCAGATCCAGCTACTGTTGTTAGCTGTATGAATGTAACCGTTGATCGGATTGGTTGGAAAATTAATTACGGCCATAATAGTATTGAGCTATTTATTAAAATGATTCTTATTTCTTGATGAGGGCTTTTAATTCATCAATTTGCTTTTGTTGCTCTTTAATTGCTTCGATGAGGAGACCAACCATGTTACCATAAGCAACATTCTTCTTACCTTCGTTGTCTTCCGAGACAACTTCTGGTAATACTAATTCAACTTCCTGAGCAATAATACCTGTATGCAATTTGAGTTTGTCGTCTTGATCGTTACGGGTGAAGTAAACACCACGGATGGCTTTTACTTTTTCAATTGCATGGTCGATAACGCGGATGTTGTCTTTAAGGCGAATGTCAGAATATGCGGTAACGTTGCCAGCAACTGTCATATTGCCAGACATATCTAACTGCCAGCGGTTAGCCGAAGCGGACCAACCGCCGATACGCATTACGTTATCAGAATCAAGTCCAAAGTTTACTGCAAAAGCTCCACTGCGATGAAACGCCATAGTTGCGCCGCTTCCATTATTTGAATATGCTTGTAATGGTGCGCTACTGGAGTCGGTGTTTCGGTTTGAAGCAAAATACATTACACCAGTAACAACAGTGTCAAAATTAGAGTTGCCATTTGGATTAAGGTAATATCCAGTATTATCACTATCATAAAAAACTGGTGCGCGTAATGAAGCTGACGCTAAACCAATACCTATAACGTGCAATGGATGTGATGGATTTCCGTTTGCGCCATAAGTTCCCCAGTCTCCACCAATACCAACATTACCGCTCGTTGTGGCGCGAATAAGTGTAACGCCTTCATACCCAGAAATACCTTGATGCGGATTACTGGCGTCACTGGCAAAACCAAAATCTAAAAAGGTCAAATCGCTACCTCCGGTTCCAATAACCCAGTGTTTGTAAGCGCCGCTTGAACCATTGTTGTACCCCATGAATCTTAAAGTACCGCCATGATTTGCGTTAGCTACGACACTCACTATGTCAAGATGCGGGTAAGACCCACGTATCTGCATACCCGGACGATACCCACCACCGCTCGCATAATCCCAAAGAACACCGTCGGCGCTTTGTGAACCAAGCCAAGCAGAACTGGCCAGTGTTAATGAGGGTCCAACTGCGTCAGCATCTAAATAAAATCCTGTATTATTACTATCATAGAAAATAGGAGCGCGTGAAGAACCTGTTGCATAAAGATCACCAGATGAATTTGCGTAGAACCAATTAGCTGTTCTAGTACCAGAATAACCACTGCCAGCCTGACCAAACCACATATTGTTACCTGTATCAATACCAATTGCGCATCCAATGACACCTGATCTTGTTAAACCGTAATATGAGTAATTAGCTGCGCTCGGCATCGTAACGCCAATCGCTCCATAAGGGTCATGACCAGCCCCGCTATTCGCAACAGATATACTTGGGAAAGTGTTAGCTCCAGTAAAAGCGTTGCTGTTACCTAAAATAGTTGCGCCCGAAGTTCCTTGAGCGCCCTGAGCACCCGTGACACTAGTACCAATTGCACCTTGAGCACCGGTTGATCCTGTGTTACCAGTAGAACCTACGGAACCCTGAGCACCGTTGCTTCCGTTTGCACCAGTAATACCTTGACGACCCTGGATACCCTGAGTTCCTTGTGAACCCATTGCGCCTTGAGCACCAGTTGAACCTGTGATGCCTTGAGTTCCCTGGATACCTTGGATACCTTGAGTTCCCTGCGAACCAAATGTTCCCTGCGCACCCTGAGTTCCTTGAATCCCTTGGATTCCCTGAGTACCCTGAGTGCCTTGTGTCCCTTGAATACCTTGGCGACCTTGGGTACCCTGAGTTCCTTGGATACCTTGTATACCTTGGATGCCTTGTTCCCCCTGAGTACCTTGTGTTCCCTGTACGCCCTGGATACCCTGAGTTCCTTGAACACCTTGAATACCCTGGATACCTTGAAGACCCTGAGCGCCTTGAGTTCCGATTGCTCCTTGAATACCTGTGATACCTTGGATCCCTTGAATGCCTTGAGTTCCCTGCGCACCGACATCGCCGGTACGTGCAAAGGTAATTATAATATCGGCATTCGATGTAAAAGATGTAGCACCCGCAAGATACGATGCAGGAACGCCGAAGTAATTCGTGTTATGAGTATGAAACCCCGTGATTGCAAATAGCGCAAATACATCTGGATTGCCTTTGATTGAAATTGTGAAGTGACCCTTAATAACAGATGTCGAATCATCAATTGTCTGTAAGAAATTATAGTTCGAGTTATTTAAATCGTCCAACTCATTAATGTAAAGAGTATCGGCAAGCGAAAGATTTGCATTATTGAGCCGTAGCTTTCCGGCTCCGGGATTGGAATTTACAGTAGATGTATCAAATGTGTAATCGAACGCTGCACCGCCAAAGGTGCCTGCGGTACCTTGAATACCTTGGATACCTGTAAGACCCTGAATGCCTTGAGTACCTTGAGCTCCAGTAATACCAGATGTTGCGGAAACCCATTGAGATGAGTCACCGTCAAAATAGTAAATCATGAGCATACCGCCAACAGAATTCCACCAAAGATCATTTACCTCTGGAGAAGTTGGTGCAGTGTCGCTAATAGAAATTTCTGTACCCTTGAACCCTTGAATACCTTGAAGACCCTGTGTTCCTTGTGTACCTTGGACGCCTTGAATACCTTGGATGCCCTGCTCACCCTGAGTGCCTTGTGTCCCTTGGATGCCCTGGATTCCTTGAATACCCTGGATGCCTTGTTCGCCCTGTGTCCCTTGAGTCCCTTGGATACCTTGAGCACCTTCGGTTCCCTGTGTTCCCTGAGTGCCTTGGACGCCTTGCGTTCCCTGCACGCCTTGAATACCTTGAATGCCTTGGATTCCCTGCTCACCCTGAGTGCCTTGTATCCCTTGAATGCCCTGGATACCTTGGGTACCTTGTGTCCCTTGGATACCTTGCGTACCTTGTGGTCCAAGTTGGGTATACATTACCTGCGTTGCCGTCAGAATAATCGACGGTGTTCTTGGGCGATTATCATTACCCGCAATTGTTTCTAACGTAACATTAGCACTATTTGTTTCCCAGAAAAGTTGAATGTAATCATTTGCCGCCAATGACAATACAAAATTCACCGTCAATATATTAGATGAGTATGCACCTCCTTGTTTATCCGGAACATCATAATGGGAATTTGTATCTACAAGAACTGTTCCATTCTTCTTAAGGAAGAACTGAGTTGCACCATTCGCCGTGCTTCGATTTGTTAATTGAACGGAAAATGTGATGCTATAAACACCTTGATTTGTAAAGGTTACCCGGCTTCCAGAAACCACAGAAACCGCATTACTATCGGTGTCATAGCTATCCAGTGTTACAGCTTGAGGAGTGTTAAGAGCTACTGCCGTTTGATTTGTGGTATCCCAGAATGAACCCCAATAACCAATTGCACCACCGGTGCCAGGAGCTCCGGAGATACCTTGGATACCCTGACGACCTTGGGTACCTTGAGTGCCCTGAGTACCTTGGACACCTTGAATTCCTTGGATACCCTGAGTTCCTTGAATACCCTGGCGCCCCTGTGTTCCTTGCGTACCCTGTACGCCTTGAATACCTTGTATACCCTGAGTGCCTTGTGTTCCACCACCCTGATAATAGAATGTCCCGTCTGTATCCGATACTAAGAAACGAGTGAGCCCCTGGGTACTTTGGATACCTTGGACTGCGATTGTTCCAGTTACGGTTGCGTTACCGGCTACATCTAAGCCGTTTTTGACTTTAAAGTTTTTATCTATAGACATTCTGTTTCCTTATTCCACAGAAGGTTGAACACCGACGTTGAATGTCTATTTATAATAAATTAGTTCACAGGACTTTAAAAGCCCAAATACTTCTGACGAATGAAGCGAAGATCGTAGGACGTGTAACTAATCGGACGGTTCTCGAATGGAAGTTTGCTTGGAGCACACCATCTCCATTCCTTACCCCATTTATGAGTCATGTAGTCCATGTTCATGAGATTCACTCGGTCCAATTTCTCTTTGAGTACCGGATCGCTCTTGCCCGTCTGACTTCCATGAACATGATATTCGTTCTTCTTGCCCTCGCCGTGATAGTAATCGCTTTGAAGATTCATCATCTTGCGGATTGGACTGTGGATGAACCGTAGGAAGTAATCGGCGTCCTCGTTGTACGCGGGATACAGATTCTCATCAAAGAGACCGTAATCGGCAACAATATGATCTCGAAGTAGGAAAAGGTCCCAGCTACCGACATTATGGTCGCCTTCGTAGCCGTGAATGATACCGAGCGAAGGATCACGCATAGTTGCAGCATACATTTCCGCAAGGAAACCACGACCAAACGCAACATCATCATTTACAATGATCCAGTACGGAGCCTTCAGATAGGATTTAATCATAAGGTTCCATGAGCCCGGAACACCTAGATTTGCCGGCATATGAACCACTTTAATCTTACGAATGTAGGGATGCGGAGTTGCAGCAATCGCATCCAATTCGGCATCAATCTCTCCGCGTCCGTTGTTATTGATGATGCAGAACTCCTTGACGGGAAAATCAACACTCTCAACAAGGCGTTTTACCCATTTTGGATTTGTGACCACTGCCGTTCCGATCATAGGAATGATGGGAGTCGGCACTGGCTTCTTCATAATGGATTCCAGTGATGCTGTGGGACCATTCTGTTGCCACCACGTTGTGACGTACTTCTCGGAAAGAGCATTGTATTCCTTGACCTTCTTGGTATCGTTACTATAGAAGGTCGACGAGAATGTATTCTTTTCAGTGAAGAGCGGGATACTGTACGACTTTGGTTCTCCCGGGAAATACACGAGGTTCTCTACGATGGGCTGGCACTGTTTGTCATTCTGAACAATGAGACGGAAACGACCATCAATAAAGTAATCATCAATCAGCTGTTTGGCGTATGATCGTTTGATCAGATACGCAGTGACGCACCAGTCGGAAGCAATGCGTGGACGGAAGCCAATATCATTAATTTCATCCGACCGAATCTGAGCCAACTGTACATTCTTCCAGTCCGAAGGAAGCGATGCAAAGAACTCTGACCACGTGAAACTCCAGTTCTCGCAGTTCTCAAGGTTCACATCATCTTCCAAGAATAACGCAACATCGGTTTCGGAAGTATCGTACCAATACTTGATCATTGTGAGGTGACCCATTGCACACGCAATATCGGTCGACTTCATAATGTCAAAGTAAATGCCAGTGACGACATCTCCTTTCTTGCGATAATCCGTTACGCGACCATCAAAACCATCAATGCGAGTATGCTTGCCGATGCCGTACTTGGCAAACTGGTCATTAATGCACTTATGTCTGTCGGGCTGGTCGGGAAGTGTGAGCCAATAGACGGGAGGAAAATTATCCAGTTTGCTCATACTTCGGCTTTCATGAACTTAAGGTTATTCAGAACAGCACCCTTATGAGTAGGATCCAGTTGATAGTTCTTATGAAGGTCGATGAACATATTCTTTGAATCTTCACAGAGACCCACCCACCATGCGCTTACGGCTTTTTCAAATAGCATACCATAATAACCAGGATATTCCACCCAGGTCCGAAGAGGTCCGCAATTGAAATCACAAATCTCCAGCGCCATTGACGCATAGGTATAACAGTTTACCCAGCTCTCAACCGTGCTTTCGCGTTCGTGATACCGAGCAAGGAGGAAGTACGCCTCAGGACGCGTTGGTAGAATCGAGATTGCGCGTTGAAGCAATCCACGAACCGAAAGACCTCGGGTACCTTGTTTCTGGAAGCAGAGTGCCGCACGAATCAGGCACTCATATTGACAGAACGGAATATCACTGCGTTCGGCGGCACGAATGTAATAGGAGATGGCAGAAGCCGTCTGGCCGATATTGTCGTACCAAAGAGCAAGAACGTAGTTATTGTATTCGTTGGATGGGTCGCCAACATAGGCATTCATCATCTCATTAAAACCAATACCATGAGCCCACGTATGGAAGTCAACAAGATTCAACCACTTTTTGCGGTTCTTCTCAAGGTTCTCATATGTAAGTTCTTCCTTTACCTCGAGGAATTCAATATCAGTAAAATTATGCTTGAGACTAAGGATACCGCAACCATGGTCGACATCGACGACGTTCACATCAAAAAGATACTCTTTTTTACGGAATTCAACAAGAGCTTTCCAGCAATCTCCGTTCCACATACCCTGTCCAGAATATGGAATCTCCTGAGCCCGTTGAGTCAATGGATTCATATCATGGCACACAATGTAACCATTCGGATTCAGACACTCTGCGGCATTCGTGAGGTCCTTAAAGACCTGATCGGCATGATGAAGCCCATCAATAAAGATCACATCAAACTTCTCGGTATTCTGAGCAAAGAATTCGTCCGAGGTCATGACCTCACAGAGTTCCGGATTCTTTAATTTCTCCGGAAACGGGTCAACACCAACACGTTTGGCGCAAACAATATTGTCAAAGTTATGCCCATTCCATACGCCAATCTCAAGATAGGATTGAGCTTTGCACTTGGCAATTAGATAATTAATGATTGTGGTGCGGTTCATTTGTTATTCTCCTCAATGAAGTTCATGATTGTAGAAATCGGGCAACGGAACACATAGGCTGCATTATCCTGGAAACCAAAGGTAATTGCGACATTCTTTTCATCGACCAAGCACATACCAATTGCAAATTCAACCTGTGCGTCAAGAAAGAAGAACTCTTTGGAGTATTTCACAATGTTCCAGTTCTCATCCCACATGACCCAACGGTGATGATACACCGCATCCTTGCGGCCGACATCGGATTTAAAGAGGTCGACCTCATGAGTGATCGCAACATAATGATTGCCAATCTTGACGGCTTGAGTACCACCTCGGAGGTCACGTCGGAGTTCGGCATGATTTTGAGCCAACAGTACTCGTTCGCAACCCTGTGTTTCTGGAATTGCTTTTACAATCTCCGTGGGTCCGCACCATTTAATGAAGTGATACGGTTTGTCGAGGATTGGCATCCAGTTCTTTTCACAATATGAATTCGGATCAATCGGCGTCGGAATACGGAAGCGAGATACTTCCTTTACGGTATCATTGGATACTTGAATCTCCGAAAGTTCCATGCGACCCTGACCGTTGGTCGTGGTATCTCTACGGACGCCAGTAATAAACAGTTTGCCGTCCCAACGAACGAGTCTTGCATCCTCAAGACCCACAAATTCCCATTTGGGCTCATAGGTATCACCGAAACTCATATCAATCTTTGTGACTCGGGTGAGGTTAAGATCATTCGAGTTGTCCAACTCGCCGTAGTAGTTTTCCGTACGGAGATGCTGGTCGTTCTCGGGATGTAGATAGGTCAGTGGACCCCAAGGATGCAAGAACAGTTTGTTCTCGGAGTGATAGAAGGTATAATTCACGTGGCGAATTACAACCTTAAGTTTACCACCATCATTAAAGATGGATGGATTCATAAGTCCAGTACCCTTCGTGAGGTTTGCTGGAACAATTAATGGCTTGATGGCACCGCCATCCTGCAAAGCAGATTTTACAAAGTTTTTCATAAGTAGTAACTCAATTAGCTACTACTATATATCAACCCTTTTTAAAAGTAAACCTTAAACCGCTACACCCGTACGAAAACCTTTCACTATTGTATTCGTAAATGTCGGGCTCAATTTAAGCTTTACAAGACCGCCTTCGATAATCGAAGAAAAAACACCTAAACTTAGATCAGTTTGAATTACGGCGTATTCCGTAGTGTAAACTGTTGTACCATCTTGAAGCAACAGCAACTCGGTCGAGTGGAAGTCTGCTCCGTATGATAGCTGGAGAACGTATTTAATTGTACGGTATTCCGTAACCGGAAAGCTATCAATTAATTGATTCGCGGAACTCAGAATTAGTCCCTTTTCAAATGAGAAATTCTCTCCGGACCCCGAAAGAGAACTCGCGCGGAGTCTTACAACCTCGTCAATTGCAAGACCCGTATCCTTACGACGCAAATAAACATAACCGTCTGCTGTATTAAGTGCCAATTCGCCAAGAGAAAGGTCTCCGATACTCGGAACCGCATCTCTTGTTGAACTTCTTCTGTGTTTTAGAATTGTGCCGACAGCCATGGTATTGTATTATGTATAATGAAAAAATTGGGTCCCGCCGCGTGACGGGACCCAGTGGGAAACCTTAGTAGGTTCCGCCGTCAATAATGTCGGAAACTTCTGGATGACCTTCAGCATTAATCTGAAGGATACCAACACTTCCATTAACGGACGTGTAGGTAACAAAGTCCAGAGCCGGAGCAACGCCGGTAGAACCTTCCGTAGTAATTACGAAGGCATTACCAGTAAGAGCATCGAGTCCGGTACCGCCAGAGGTAACCTCGAGCGGAGTAGTGCTGAGGGTAAGAGTTCCATCAACAGTAAGGTTACCACTTACGGTAACATTTGTTGTGGCTGCCCAACCTGCACTACCATTGGTAATACCGAATACAATTTCGCCGGTGTCGGAATTAACAATTAGATCACCAGTAGTTGTGGTGATTGTATTGAGTGTACCGTCGCCGCCAAGTTTAATGTTTCCAACTTCGGAAACAACAACATAGAGGCCATTAAATTCTGCATCACCCCAAGGTGTAGTGAATTCATTTACGCCGGAGCCTGAGGTGCCGCTTGAACCGGTTTCAGTTTGAAATACAAAGCGTTTGCTTTGCATATCCATACCGAAGAAGCCTTCCTTCACTACGCCACCTTGGCCATAGTAGAAAGCAATACCGCGGTCATTTGCATCGCCACCAGCAGTTGCATTTGAAGCAAGTTCCATTACCGGATCGGTAAGGGTGGTGACGGTTGTATTTACCTGAGTTGTGCTACCATTGACGGTAAGGTTACCAGCAACAATAAGGTTATGGTTAACAACGGTATCACCGGTGCCGGCACCGATGCTGATAGAAGTGGCTGCACCGAAGGCGCTTACCGCGGTCGCCGTATCATTGAATAGATCAATTTGTGCGGTACCAGCAACGATTGCGTCATTGATTGTTGGGCTATTGTTGAATACAAGCTTTGCACCAGAGTTGTCGGTATCGTAACCGGTCTCATCGGTAATAACTCCTGCAAGTTCTGCAGAAGATGTGGCAGTAAAGAAATCAAGTTTGTCGGCGTCTGTTGCAACAGTTTCATCAATTGCGACTGAAACATTTACATTGCCGCCACTGTCGAGAGCAATAGTGACATCAATACCGTCGCCGCCAATGAAGTCAAGTGACTTATTGAGGATGTCGAGGCTTGCGGTTGATGCAAAGTCTCCGTTGATTTCAATTGCGGTAGAAACCGATACGGTATGAATTGCGGTAACAAGACCCTTTTCGTTAACAGTAATAACCGGAATTGCACCAGCATTACCGTATTCGCCTGCTGCGGTACCAAGTACAGTCGCAAGAGTCAGTTCGCCGGTATTGTCAATTGTGGCATCGCCGTCAATTGATTGATTCTTCCATTGTTCGGCACCGTTGTCGTAAATGAGAACCTGTGCATCACCAAGACCGCTACCATTAATTTGAACATCTCCGAGGTTATTGAGGAAAATGTTTGAACCATCGGTAATAGCATCGAAGACAGCTCTTGCTGTTGGAAGTTCGGTGTCAAGTGATTGATAATCAAGACCCGAGGTAATGATTGCCGTTACGGTTTGGTTAGAATTACCAGTGGTACCAAGTTGAAGACCTCCCGTCTTGATATTAGTAACCCAGCTGTTAACATCAACAAGGATTGCAGAATCCGCGGTAAGGGTACCACGGGTATGATCCATCATGTCGGTAAAATACTTACCGCCGATGACTACCGGATCAACATTAGGAGTTCCGAAGCCGATGTAGAGTTTATCTCCACCAGCGCCAAGACCAGAATCGGTATGAGCTAGGAATGAATAAGCTAATTCACCTTGTTTAAGTACGTTTGTACCTGGTTGACCATTAGCGGTACTGTAACGTGTGAGGAGTGTTGTTCCTTTAACTGGAGTTGACATAATTTTTAAGAATTAAAGATTAAAAGTAACCACCGCTAACGATTGTGTTAGGGTTGTTGGCTTCTGTTGTAGCTACGAATTTGTGGCGGGTGCCGTTGTAAATGAGCAGGGCTCCATCCGATGCTTGGGATAGATCCATGTCAGATAGTTCTGCGAGCGAGATAGGTTTGCCGAGGGCTACAACTTTTGCTTGTATACCTGGGTTAAGTGCAACTGTTGCTCTGATTGGTTGACTCATGTTAGACTATTGGTTGAGTGACTCCTGGAGTAATTTCCACTTGTCCTTCTACTACACGTGTAACACTACCCGAAACATCATGAACAATCTCTACGTCATAAACGTAGCGACCAGGCTTCATTATCCGCGTCTGTTCGTTTGTTAATGAAATTATAAGTGTGCCGGATTCTTCGGATTGAACTGCAGCTTCAAAATCTATTGCAGTGAGCGAAGTATATGTCTTCCGGATCTGTCCTCTGGCGCTGTAACCATCAAGATTCACGACTAAACCATCTCCGCCTTCAACGGTAATAGTAGAAGAAAAGTCGGAACCCTGATCGATTGAAATGTTTGCAAATACTGCCATGGATTGCTTCTATTTATATTAATAATTTATTGATCAATTAGAACGTAATACTGCCCGAACCACTTGTCCATTTGTAGATTTTTCTACCATTGGCAATGGTGAGAGTAAATGATCCAGATACCGATGCTGCATTCGAATATTGTTGAGGATATGATATAATCACAACACCGGCTGCACCGCTACTTCCGAGGACGAGACCATCACCTTCTTGACCAGGCGCTCCACCGCCACCGCCGCCTTGATTTGCAAATGGTGTGCCCGCCGCGGCGCCCGCCCCGGCGCCGCTTCCTCCGCTACCACCACCCGCGCCGCCGCTGTTACTATAACCACCGCCACCGCCGCCACCGCCGTATGTTAGCGATGTTCCACTAATACTCGTAACTAATCCGTTGCCACCATTTCCTCCTAATGTCGTTCCATATTCTATGAAAGAAGCAGCAGAAGTTGCTCCGCCACCACCGCCGGCAGCAAAACCAGTCCCAGCGGCACCATTGTTACCTTGACCCGGAGTACCCAGACCTCCTGGGAACTGAAAAAGTGCAGTGCCGCCGCCCGAGCCACCATCTATTCCGCCGTCATTTCCGAAAGAACCAGCGCCACCACCAATTGTCACAATTGATGCAAAGCTTGAATTTTGTCCAGAAGTCGCATTGACCTCTGGAACAGCTGTCGCACGAGTACCTCCGCCACCGACGGTTATATTATAGGTAGTACCAGCCGATACCGAATAATCGGAAGTATATATGACACCACCACCGCCACCACCGCCGCCAGCAAAACTGGATCTGCCTGCGCCTCCGCCGCCGCCTGCAACAACCAAGACATCAAACAACGGTGTTCTATTACTCTTTCCGAGTAATTCAGAAAACTTAACATCTCCTGTCGGTTGTCCGGCTAATGTTCGTACGGCGTCCGATAACATTGAAATAGACAAATTTGACGCTATACCAAGTTCATCACGAATCTCAAATGCCGAAAGAGGAAATTGTGTGCGTAGTGCCATATTACTTCTTTAATTGAGCTTCAAGACTTTCAACTTTTGCGTTGAGACCTTTGATCGCTTCAATGAGAAGCGGAACCATCTTGGCATAATCAACCGTCATATACGATTCATCAACCGGAGCATCCCTAATAACTTCCGGAAGAACCTTAAGAACTTCTTGAGCAGAAACACCAACTCGCTGACCTTTATTTACAAGACCCAATTGTTGAGCAGTCTTGTTGTGTGTATAATAGAATCCGTTGAGTTGAAGAACTTTATTCAGAGCATCTGGAATGTTCCCAAAACGAGTCTTGAGTCGATCATCCGAAGTTCCGGCAGTAATGTCGCCCGTTGCTGTAATTGTACCAGTTACAACAAGACCATTTAAAGTACCGACTGATGTTAGAGATGATGCGGTTACTCCACTTGCTAAGGTGTTTCCGGTTAATGTTCCTGCAGCTGCAGGAACTGTGATGCTAGCACTACCGTTAAAAGATACGCCATTAATGCTACGCGCAGTTTGAAGCACCGTAGCGGAACCAGCATTGCCCGATGTGCTACCGCTGGATGTTGCAAATGCGCAAGATCCGGCAGATGTAATATAACCGTTTGGATTTGTGGCGCCATTGTAAGGAGTATAACTAAGTGCCGTTGTAACATTTGCGCTTGTGATACCTGTAATGTAACCTCTTGAAGTTACATAGCTTTCAGTTGCATAACCTGAAAGAGCTGCAGAAGTAATATAACCTCTTGTAGTTACATAGCTTTCAGTTGCATAACCTCTTGTAGTTACATATGTTTCAGTTGCATAACCCGCAAGAGCTGCAGATGTAATATAACCTCTTGTAGTTACATATGTTTCAGTTGCATAACCTGAAAGAGCAGAAGATGTGATATAACCGTTTGGATTTGTACTGCCATTGTAAGGGGTGTAACCCAATGCGGATGTGACGTCTGTGATATATGTTGCTGTAGTTACCGCAGTAACATGCCCAAAAGAATCAACAGTAATTGATCTAATACCGTTACCGCCCTGAGCGCCACTCAAATTCGAAGTGGAACTGTGTGATATGGTAATTGCGCCCGTAGACGTATTTACTAAAATGCCGGTACCACCAGCAGCCGAAGTAACGCCTGCATTTGTAAGGGTAACAGAACCACCCAGTGATACAGCTCCGCCGCCGCCCAAACCTGTACCAGCCGATACGGTAACAGAACTATTGATCAATTTGCTGTTAGCAATCGAACCGGTCAACATCGCATTCGTAACAGTTTGAGAATCACCAGTTGTTACAACAGTTCCTGTAGTTGCTGGAAGAGTAATAACAACGCCGGAACCTGCTGCAGCAGTCGCCTTAAGATTCAGTTGACCACTCGACGAACCGGAGAAATTTGCCCCTGCGCCGCCAATTAATGGAGTGGTAAGCGAGGGCGACGTAAGAGGAAGATTAGCTCTTGCTGTGGTACCAACCGTCGCGGTATATGTGCCAGCTGCCAACTCTGTCAATGTTATGGGTAATGCGGTACCGACCACATCACCCGTAATGGCGACAGTAATGACCGGAGAAGGTTTACCCGTAATACCCGACCAAGCAGGAGTATAAGTTGTCGAACCGATTTCTGTAAGACCTTCAATTTTGAGACCACCTTTAACAATTACCTGTCCAGTCGATGCATTATATGTGAACGGGAGTGCTGCACCAAGACCAGCAGTAAAATTACCCGTGGAACTTAAGGTTCCGTTAACTGATGTATTTCCGGTTGATACTGCTCCGCTGAATACTGCATTTGATGCAGTAATGGAATTTACACCGGATGGGGGCGAACCAGTCAAAGTAATCGCATTGACACTCAGAGTTCCTGCAACAGCAGTATCACCAGTCGAAGCGTTAACCGTAAATTTATTAGAGCCAACAACAAAATTACCAGTTGAGGTTAATGCAGTGGAAACTGTAATTAAACCGTTCGTTGCGGTTAATCTAGACCACTCAACAGTTGCCGCATTATTTGTAAATTGGATAAGTGCTGCAGCATTTGTTGAATCGGCGGCTGCTCTTAAAGCAAAACCGTTAGCTAATACTGTTGTACCTTGTAACCCTGTTGAAAAAGATCCTATACCACTCGCTGATAGAGTTCCTGAAAAAGAACCGTTGGTCGCAGATAGAACACCAATCGTTGATTGGCCAGTAACTCCTAAAGTACCAGAAAATGTACCACTCGTTGCGGATAGAGCTCCAATGGTTGTTTGACCAGTAACACCCAAGGTTCCGGCAATAAGAGTATTACCACTTGAAGCGGCGACCGTAAATTTATTAGTATTGACCGCAATATTACTTGTGGAACCTAATGTAAGTAAACCACTCAGAGTTGTATTACCGGAAATGCCTACGGTACCGCTGAATAATGTATTACCAGAAAATGTTTTGTTTCCGTTAAATGTGATGCTATCATCCTTTAATTCATTTACGGCATTTACTAAAATCTTTGAAGAAGTAACAAGATTTTCAACAATACCAATATCAGACTGATGTTCATTCAGAGAAGCAACGACATCCCTGTTAAAACTCTTTAATTGTTTTGATACCGATGGGGAAGCCTGAACAATATTTTCACCGGAATCAGATGAGTTATTTAAAATGACTCCGATTAATTGGCGGGTTGTTCCACCTTGAACAATATTTTCTGGAGGAGAAGATTGAAATGCACTGGTAATGTTATAGATTACCAGGGTGCTATCAACGGAATTGAATGAAAATACCTTTGCAGTTGCTCCTGAAATCGAACCTGTAATTGTGGCTCCTGGAGTATAGGATCCAGAACCATTCACGACCGACATATAGGACTTCTGAACACTACGATCAATAAAGGTACCAGCAGAAACATTTTTAACAGTCAGAATTGTACCATTAATAGAAACAACTGTGGCTGTTACGCCAGATAGCGAACCAGTAACAACCTGACCAGCCACGTAATTACCGGTTTCGGTGAGAGTGATTGTCTTGTTAATTAGGTTTGAATCAAGTGCCGAAGTCGTACCAATATCGGCAGAAATGGTATTGCTTTTTTGGCGCCATGTTTCAAATGTATCTGTGCGTAGGACTTCGGTTGGCATGATGTTCTTTATCTTAAAGCTATAAGGGAATTGACAAGTTCTTTGAGCGCCTGAACTTCAGATTTTAGGGTCTGAAGTTCTTCTTCTTTTTTCTTACTTGCATTTTTATATGCGAGACGTTTTGAGTATTCTGTATGGTTTCTATTTATTACAGCCTTTGTTGACATATCCCGCTCAAACATGGGATTGTCAATAACCGTAGCACGAGTTGCAGATGAAGGTTTATTCATTAGGTAACTGCAACCGCTCTGAAGTCACGAAGGGTTGGAATTTGAGACGAATTAGATGAGATGAATACGACCTTAATTGCAAAGGCAGTAAAGTTACCGTCGAGTTCACCTACATTGTCGCCGATCGTATATTCAATTTCAAGATAATTATTTGGATCATCGGATATTGGAATTTCAGCATCAGGCTGTCCTTCCTTCCACCCAAGGGCTTCAAAGTCCACGTCAGGGTGATATGCGACCTTATAATATACCTTAATGTCGGATGCTGCCGGACGATTTGCCAAGAAATAGATCTTGAGGGCGGAAGCCGGATCATTCAGTTCAACCTTACGGGTAATGTACTTTGCAAGTGCCGACCCGCCGACCGATGTTTCTTCGGAGATTGGGTTACGGACCTCATTTTCATCATCGCCCAGGGTACTATCGCTGCTTGGAATATACGGATTGTCAATACGGTTTGAAATCGTAATGAGTGATAGACGATCAAGGTCGATTACCGGAGAAATGTTATTTCTGAGACTTACCAGAGTGCCCTCCAGAATAAAACTGTTATTGAGACCTGGTATATTGGTTCTTTCTGGTTCGGATAGAATGACCCGTGGTGTAGTAAAGAATGTATTATCGTTTACCTTAACATAAGGTGCATCTTCTGGGGCTACCAATTCACCGAATGATTCACCACCGGCAAGGGATTTTCCCTGGGTCGTCTGAACACTCCAGTAAAGATCGGTATCGGGAAGAATGAGTTGTTGTACAATAGGATTCAGAACATCGAACATTCTGTTTTCTGTTGCGACAACTGCCGATCCGCCAGAAAGCCCACTGGAGGTAGCGGAAGTTGTTGCGACGGTAATAACATAACTGTCGATTTCAACATCGCTTACGGTGTGTGTTTTATTTAATTCAATGATAGGAATACCATTGACCGCAGATGTAATCCCAGAAATCGTTACCTTTGAACCATTTTTGTGCCCGTGATTCTTATGGAATACAATAACATCCCTGCTTGAGCTTGTTGTGGTCAATGGGTTTACCTTTAATGCTCTTAATGGAAGCGGTAATTCATTCAGAACAACAGTGCCAGTCGAATAGAATACAGCACGATTCATTACGAATTTAATATCTCGTGTTTGATCCGGTGTCCATGTTGAAGCATTTTGGGACTTAAACATAACACCCAAATGCGGTTGGCTTGTAATACGGAAGGCTGGATTTGTAATATCATATCCACCAACTTCCGATACCCAAACTTTATATTTGTCCGAGTTGGAGATAAGAACGAAACAGTATTCAACACCCTGAAGAAGATGAACCGGAGCTTCAAAGTTAAAGCGTGTCGGTACGGTTGCATCTTCCGAGACAAGAATATTATCTGCAGAAGCCTTTACAACTGAGAAAGGTACAACCCGTGGAGTGGGAATACCATTCTCCATAACTCTAATGTCAAGAGTGATAGGGAGATTTTCATCTTTATCCTTAAAGTATAGATCCAAGGACGTAATAAATGCTCCACCTTGAAGGTCAATGAGGAAACTCTGTGCAAGAGGATCAACCCACTTAATTTGGTGTGCATCCTGACTAAACACATCCCATTCCCACGGCTCTGATGGCGGAATCAGAGTTGTTTCGGTCGGAGTATTATCTTCCTCAACAACTGGAATTACAATCGCTTCGGGTGGTGAGATAAGAGATTCCGTATCCGGTGGAACCTCGGTATAATCGGTATAAGTTGTCTCGCCTGCAGGAACGGTCCCATCGACAATAAGCGATGGAGCTCCGGCCGAATTATCCAACCAAGGTGGGGCTAAAAGCCACGTCCATGGTGCTGGCGGTGGTTCGACAGTTGGCATTGGCCCGACCCTGTAACCACTATTATCATCGGTAGGATTTACAATTACCGACGGCGGTAAAGGCGGTCTTTGAATATCAGTCTCCGACGATGTATTCGAACGTGATGTATTAGTGACCGTGCGGTTTTCACCGATTTGAGTTCGGGTAATGCGCGGAACCCGTGTTGAAACAACTACATTTTCTTTAGTTTCAAGAAGACCACGAGCATCGTAAACGGCTTCTGCGCCTGTCGATTCTTTGACTCTATCGTTTGTTTCGCTATCGGTAAGACGGAAAATACGAACTCCAGTCTTAAATTTGACCGAACTTGTGCTCGGAATAATAAATGAACCGGCTATTCTTCCTGCTTCATCCGTTTCAAGGAGTGTGCCGGTTACATAATCGGGGTGTTGAGTCGCATTAATGTAATTGGTATTATCGGTGCGTGAAGAATAAACTTGATATGCCTCCTCGTGGACATATTGGTCGACAAGAGTATTATCAAAAAATGCATGTAGCTTTGTATTCGGCTTTAAACCGTCCGCTCTGAAGTAAATCATGCGGGAACGAATGAAAGGAACAAAGTTAATTTCAACCGTACGGTCACCCATATCGGTTGTAACTGTATCCGGAACAACCGAGGTACGGATACCACTGCGAGCCTGTTCGGTGCGAGTGGTTGTAGTAAGTGTGGTTGTTGAAGTTCTCTTGTACGAATTGTAATCGTTATCAATATTTGTAATTGCGGATTCCGAAGATACGCCGGTCCAATTATCCTGCCATTCGTTCCATACCGTACCGATGACACCATCTTCTTCTGCTCCGTAACGGAGAGAATCGTATGTTCCCGATTGGTCAATTACAACTTCCGGACGACGTTGGGTTTCCTTCCATTCATCTGATTCCGGAGAAAGTGTCATGTCACCCTTCCATGTAAATACATTGTATGGATTTACAAATTCTGCCATAGAAGCATATGGCTGAGAAATAAGAGCTTGCTGAGTGTAATCAAGTGTAATTAATGAACTTGATTTTCTTACATTTGTTGTATTGCTCAGAGGAGATGAATTCCATGTAAGACGGACATTGTCCTGATGGAATGATGGGCGGAGACGACCGTTTGCTTTATCAATAGAGCAACGGTAGTCTGGATGAGTTACGGCACCAATGCTGTGACCATAGAAGCTATCAACCACAAATCCGTTCTTATACCGTTGAGCGATACCATCATTTGCAAGAATCTGGCGGTCGGTCGTATCCTTCTCGAGGAGTGACAGAGAGGTATAGTATTCTAGTTTTGAAACACGTTTCTCGATCTTACCAATATCACGCATTGTATAGCGTTTATTGTCCACCATTGTAGGAATGATGTCTTCACCGCCAAAGGTATATGCACCAAGACGAATGGTATAAAGAACCATTGAATCGTTTGGATCCTGTGGAGGTGTTGGAGAAATTGCTGAAATACCTTCGACAACTCCAAAATTACCCTTCTTATCCACAAAGATTTTATCTACGCGAGAGAGATAATAGTCAAGGTCTGCTTCGAACAGACTGTTTGGGCTTACCATTGATGTTAGATCGCCACCAGCGAAGGTAGTTTCATCTGCACCGTTCTTGGAAGGACGGAAATCAATTGCATCGCGGAGCTGAATTAAGCCCTTCGACGATTGAAATGCAGGAATCAAAGAATAATCGATCAAATATGAATTGCGGCTGAAATAGTCACCGGTGCTATGAGTAAAATGCTTAAACTCAATTCGAAGTTTTCCTGTAGGAGCCGAAGCGGTTGCTTTTAATTGAATTTTTGCTACATCATAAAAATTGTCGCGCTGACCATTATCTACAATATAGTTTTCGGTAACATTTTTGCTTAAAGTAGTTGCGTCTGCAGTTGGATTTTCGGAATCATAAATTGCCGTTACCTCAAATAGATCCGTAACCCCAAGAGAAATTGTGTTTGACGGAGAGGTGATATTTAACGGCTCTGGTGTAGTAAGACTCTTTACCTTTCTGGCTTTTCTGCGACGAGCCAATGCAATAACTCTTACGTTATGACCGTTTGTTGCACTATTAAATGTAAGAGTAAGTGTATTATTGCGGGTAGTCGGATGTTCATCAGGTGCGCTAACGGTTAATGGAGTATAACGTAGACCTGTAGTAGTATCTACTGCAATATAATCGGCTGCATCACCCCGAGGGAAAAACTCATTGGTGTCGCCTGATTTAGTCCATGTTCCAGAACTTACAACGTCGTCGTATGATCTAAGGGTATAATAGGCAACATCGCTTACATCATCAACAACGTCAACGGGCAGTTTAAAGAGAAGTGAATTATTCGCGGTTTCTTGAAGAATTGCAGAGCCAGAAATGTTACCAGAGAAGTCATACCCATCGACAGAACTTTCAAGAGTTGCCGTTGAGCTGAATGACTGCCCAGCGTTCATCTGAATATCAAATAGATATAAACGATAAACACCGACGCCAGAAGGCGTCATGGCACGAGCACGAGCAAATCCAATAGTTGTGGATCCAGAATTTTTAAGTGTGATTCTAGTGAAACCGTTAATGTCTGGAAGACCAGAATTTGTAGCAAGGGTAATGTAAACGTAATTACCAACAAGAGCATTTAAAACTGCGCCGTCAAAGGTATCCTTTTCGCGGGCTTTCGGAACCTCAACGTATTTAGTATCCAGAAGTTCAATACGGTAGCCATTTACATAAGCAATAGATGGTTCAATGCCAACAGCCAAACGCTTTTCACCATACGCAGCAGCCGTGAGACCGCCAAGATTGCGTACATTTGAACCAATCTGGTCCGCAGTATAGAGACCGCCATTTGAATTTGCATTTAGATATTGTCGAATATTGATTTGGAATGGTCGTACTGTATAATTTCCGGATTCCTCAAATGTTCGTTGGGCAAGAATATCACCAAGTTCCGAATATTGAGTACGGGCTTTAGATACTACTCTACCGTCTTTAATAACCATCAATTGAATGATGTTATTTTCTGTGCGGTCGGCAAACTGATATGGCTGCACCTGGAGCTCAAGTGAAATCTGATAACGATCGGCACCTGGAGCCGCAGTATTTGGAGTGCCAATAGAATTATCAAAAAGTGAAGATGCTTCACCTTCGCCGGCTGTAACAATACCTTCGGTTACTGCATAAACAATACGACCCGAACCAACCGGATTGTATTTTGAAAGAATTACTGAACTTTGTGGCGTGTAAACAAAATTACCGGATACAAAGAATACGCCTTCCGATACTGTAACGCGGGTACCTTTACCAATAGGGAGTGTATTTGCGGCTTTTACTTTTACCCGGAATGGCTCATCGGCAGCAGCAATTTCTTCTGGAGTTCGAGAAAGAACCAGAACTTCCTGAGCGTAAAATGATTTGTCAATACCAGCAGCATTTAAAGTCGTTTCGGAATTCGACGAGGTATAATGAATGTAAAGAGTTAATGGATTATTTTCGTCGATGTACGGAGTATAATCAATGACGGTAGCAGTAATTCCAGTGAACTCGCCGGTAAGGGTTCTTCCGATAAAGTTACCGTTTGCCGATTGAGTTACCGAATCATATGGTAAGCCAGAACTGTAATCAAAACCAGATTCAATTTTAACAAACGCAAATGCGGTATCCAATGATGCCTCACCACCAATGACAGAAGACCCATCCTTGAATACGTGACGACCGAAACGGTCAATCTGTGCTTGGATGGATGTCTGAAGCTGGGTTAACTCTCTTGCTTGTATTGAATAACCAGGCTTGAAAAGAATTCTTTGATAATTCTTTTCTTGATTGAAATCATCATAATACGGAGCAAGTGGGAATACTTTAAGAGGCATAGTAGTACAGAATTAAATTAGAATTCAATGATGATCTTTACGTCTTCGATCTGAGATAACGTACGATTAATGGCCTTTCTGTTTTCAAGGAATAGAATCTCGCCGCTAAATCTTTGTACTTCGGGATTTCCAAGAGAAACAATTTCAGCTTCACCGACGTCGCCAGTTCCATTAACAAATTCATCTACCATAAATGCGGTGTAACCGGTTTTATCATTTTGGTGATACTTTAACTGGCCTGATGGCACGTCATATGCATCAACAAATGCAATTGCACCAGAATCTTGTCCAACGATATAATCTGTTACCTGAATACCAGTGTCAACAGTGCTACCAAAAGTCATTGTTTTTAATGCGGAATATGTTTGTTCGGTTGCTGCAGCACCTGCAATCGTCTTTGGATTCTTGATGATACCAATCTGTCTGAAGCTATTTTCAACAATAAAGTCACCGGAGCCGTCATCCTCTTCAAGACGAACATTAATACCAATAAAGAAGGCTCCAAGTTCTTTTACTGGATCCGAACCGTGACCCTGAGCCGGAGAAAGAACAGGTTGAATGATTGCACCACTGCCGCCATATGCGCCCGTGTTTAACTCGACAAATGCTACTGTATAACCGGATCCTGCATTACCCTCAAATGTACCGCTTGAGGTTCTTACCCTTACATCGGTAATAACACCACTTGAATCCACTGTTGCTGTGGCTGCAGCTGCAGTTCCATTGCCACGAATAATTACTGTTGGTGGATTGGCTTGGCTATAACCGGCACCGCCATTTAGAACTTTGTAACGGTAGATTTTACCATTTAGGTTGGCAATACTTTGTTGCTGATTAGTAAATTTAATTTGATCTTCATCATTTAAATCGCCATCATCAATAACGGTTTTTACTGGAATATAGAAATTTGTAAGGAATTTAGAACCATCGGAAAGAGAGATGGTGAACATATACTTCCAAAGGTATCCATCTGCTTCAAATTGTGGATACAGTTCGGTATGTGTTGGTTTGTTTACAGAGGCACCAGTACCGGCGCGAATGCACTTGTAAACCTTAAATTCATCGGTAATGGCATAGAACTCTTTAGTAAAAATGTCATTATCACCGTCATCCCACGGAGTATAACCAAGACCCGATGTCCAATTGTGACGCGGCGAAAGATTAATGATCTGACTGGAGTTCACCTTTTTCATGGCAATCATATTCTGCCACGCATCATTTATGTCGGAAATCGTATCCAGCGGAGTCGTAGCAGTGCTATCGGTATTAATGTCTTTGGAAGTAGACCATGCGTCCGACTTACCAATGAAGACATATACGCTGTTGGATACATCGGCTGTTGAAGCAATAAAATTGTTTGCGTTTTCCAGACGGAATTGTGAGGTAATGATTGCTGACATAGAAGAAATTAGTAGAGTTCGATCGAGGATCCGACGTTATTCCAGTTTATTGAATTATTTATATCATTTCCGATGACGTAATCTGAGTAATCGGAAATTGGTGTTTCATCAAAGAATTTAAGCTGTTTTGAATAATTTGATTTTAGTATGCCTCTTTGATTTGAATTTTGGGCTACAAGTTGAAGGATAAGAACAATATCCGTCCAATCCCATGTTGCTTTACCGCTGTGCATCGTACGATATGCGCCGGTAAAGTAATCATCAACGGTATGTGACGCATATGATTTTTGCCCCTCGATGCTATCCGCAGAGGTAATGGTACCGTCTAAATCTTCAATTGCAAGGGATTTTGTCGTATAGTTATAGGCTCTCACTTTGGCTCTTGCAACTCTGGTCTCACCGTCATAAAGGGTAACATATTCGCCTGGACGGTAGCGTTTTACATTGGAACCGCTTAGATCAAGGTAGTAGGTCTGAATCGGCGCATCCGATTGAATTCCAGAAGTAATGACCTTAGAAGTCCCCGAAGTCTGACCGATTAGAGTCTCACCTTCATAGAAGTCCTTAATGCCGAGAGAATTCGCACTTACATTACGGAGAACAGTATGCCCGTACTTACGTTTAACATATAGCGTTTCACCATTTACAATTTCAGTACCAATACGATCTTGATCGCCGACAGTGGTATAATACTTGATAGATTCAAACATCTGTACCTCGGCAGTAACACCGGAGGTCTGACCCACAACAATCTCGCCAGGGATAAAGAATGCATTATCCGAAAGAGTTTCCGCGGTAATAATGTAATTGATGTCTCTAATTACCTGTGAAAGGACCAGGAGAGGAATATCTTCAAGACCGATGAGGCCTGGTTGATATTTTGTCATCTTTGAAGCCAACCACTCTCTTAAAAGATTCGGATCGGTGACATCGGCATCGGTGGCATCGGCGAGTGGTAACATCTCGCCGGTTTCGGGATCCTTTAAACGGTTTTGTTTAATTACCTGATAAGTTTCGCCATCATTCAAGAGTTTTAGAAGGATCAGAACCTCTCCGAAGAAAATAAATCCGGCTGGGTGGACAAGACGATTAAATTCATTTCTCCATGCACTTACAGTCTGACCAGTTCTAATAACATAGGAGAATTGTTGATAGAAATAAGAATCTTGTAGCTTCTTAATATCAGAAAGGAATCCATTACTATCTAGATACTTTCCAGGAGTGTAAATTGATATGAAATTTCTATTGTCATCCTCACCAACCAATTGGTCTAATATGTTAAAATTACCCGATGGGTTTTTAACTACAAGAGTATTTGTGGTAGAGTTATACGCCGTAACAGTTGCAAAGGACTCCGAGACGCTTCCAGTGATTCTTTCTCCGATGGTATAAAATCCTGGGCTCGGAGAGTCGGCTAATTCAAACTGAATTAGAATGTTGCCGTCCTGGTAGATTGAAAGTATGGCACCGGAATTTATTTCGGCACTTATGAACGAACGGTTTTCACCCGGCATATCATGTCGGGTATTAATATCATTCGGATCGCTTTGGATCGTCGTAACTCTGCTTGAAACAACTGAATCGGCGCCCGTCAGGCCCGTACCAATACCACTATCTGCTGTAATGATTCTGCAAGCCAAAATATCATCAGAGAAACTTACGACATACGCAGTTGCTATTTGATTGTCGGAACTATCCTTGATTGAAACAGTTTCTCCCGCGTGATAATAACCATAATACTCAACGCCGCTATCGGGGTGCGTCCATGGGGTGCCTGGGGCAACTGTAATATAGGTATAATTTCCAGAAACCGTTTCACCTTTTATGAATCCGTTTGTAAGAGATGGATCATATCCCGCCGGAATTCTAATACCTTTTAAGGTGAGAACGTCACCCACATAGGAATCAACAATTGCTGTTACACCAATCTCGGAACCCGTAACTGTTTCACCTTTAGTGAATGAATTCATTGAACCCGTTACGCTTTCTAAAACAACACTAAATTTCATCAGTTGTTTTTGGTCGAACAACTTTACCTTAGCCGGTCTACGAGATATTGTATCCCATGTACCGGATGAAGGAACCAACATATCTTCACGAGGATAATATACCTCGACGTTGTCGGAGAACAGAATCTTAAAAAACAATTCGACCGAATCCGTAGAACCGCGGATCGTATAATATCGCATTAGATTCTTATACAATTTAACCTTATCGGCAACAACTGTACGAGGAACTGAAAATGCAATTTCCTTTTGAATTAGATCCAAATACTCATAATCGGCACTATCAATGTCGCGGACCTCATTAATTGAATCAATTTCGTAGCTCGGCATCCCGCGCTCATTCATATGTTCATAGTAATCTTTTAAAAGATCAATAAGAACCTTAGAATTTTCACGTAGTTCATCGGGAAAGAGAGATTCAATACGAACCGTCTCTTTTGTCTTTTTACGCGTGCTGGCAATACTTTCGACGGTATGTAGCATAATAATTAACGGTGGCGAGAGGTTGTGGTGTAATTAATAGCTCCCGCAGTACCGGCAACAGCGATTGTATCAATTTCACCTGTTACGGATGTTGCCGCCATAGAAACCTGTAATAGTTGATTTCTCTTTGGGGCTAGATCGTTCGAGTTTGGTGTTGCCGTAATACGAATTGGTGTTGCGGAATCTGGAATAAAATTGTCAATAATAACTCTACCTTCGGAAAGATAAATTTTGCCGGCGTCGCGGATTCTTATCTTATTGCCAGAAACTAAACGGTAGATATACACGGTACGGTCTCCGTATTCGACACGTTTTGTTGGATCTGTATTTGTTGTAGGTGAATCTGAAAAATAGTATTCGATACCATTTTGTAGGAATGATGTTGATTCGATTACTTCCTCGGAGGTACTTGATTTGTAAATAGGAGCAGAGAAATCAAGAGTTACAGAATTTAGTTTTCCAACGACCGGAGTAAAATCCCTGTACATATACACGCGGATTAAAGAATTTAGGATTGATGGATCGGCCGAATCAATGTTCTTCGATAACTGAGAATATCTAAATACACCGTCGAATTTATTCAGATTGTCATCATTATAGTCGCTAATGGTCTGGCGTACTAATGACTGTAATTCAATCTTAGTGCGGTCGGTTAAATTTGGATTGTACTTAAAAAACACTTCCAATTTAAGATATGAGTATTCAGGATCAACGATGACGGGAGTAATGGAAACAACATTCTTACCCTTCAGAATCGTAGAAATAATTTGAGTCCTCTGAACTTCGTTGAGTACGGTACCGTCCGGACCGTTTGGTTTGACCGAAATAAATACCTTGCCGTAGTTTGGTATAATAGAATCCTCACCACCCCAAACAGAAATTGAACTGATACCGCCAAATTCTTTTAGAATAATTGCACGGTAATCATCGGCGGTTACGGCACGATTTTGAGATACAAAGGTAATTGGAGCATTGAATTTGATTGATTCAATTGATTCTCTCTGTGCGCCCCCGTATGTAAGAGGTGTGGCGGCGAGTAGTGTTGTTGCAACATACTCTTTTGAATAACCTTGGAATGTACCATAAGCTCCCACATTATCGTATGCATTTACTACGGAGCCATTGTTTGCTGCATCACCACTGGTATAAATGTATTCAACCTCGACAATCTGATTTGATTGTGGTCTATTTCCAAGAGTATCATCCCCGAAATAGATTTCATATTTTCCAGCGGCATTTTCTTGAATAAAATAGATAAGAGATTCCGGACCAATGTTCAGAAGAGTGCTGAATTTAGTATAGATTGTGTAATCGTTGGATGTTTCGTTGGCTTTAAGACGGACGCGGAGTGTGGTAGTATCAATGTTAGTGTCCGGAATCTCAAATTTTTGTGAGGGTAATGATGTATCCACGCGATACAACATTCTCTTTAAAGTGCCTTCCTTCAAGGTAACCTCGTCGAATACATACTTGTTATCCGAGTTACGTGCAGTTGTAAGAGGTTCTAAATTTACAAAGTTATATTTGGTAGAATCAATAATTGACGTAAAACGAGTACCGCGATTCAGTTGAAGCTCTGCCGGTGCATTTAATAGATTTGATGGCGATACGACGACCCTAACCTTTGCGGTTGCAGCAAGAGTGGAACGAGGCGTGTATCCCAACAGTTTGGCGTGTGAGACTACATTGCCACGAATCTGTGCAGTATCTAAAAAGGTCTCATTCATTGAGAAGTGAGCCAGCATCGCATTGTAATGCGTGTTATATGCCAGAACGTCTAAAAGCACCGACAGACCCGACCCCTCAAAGTTCCAGTCATTGTACTTTGACTGAAGTTTAAAGTGCTCCTTGATGTTTGCTTTGATTTTATCAAAGTCTAGTTCGGTTACATTAAATTGTGCCATAAGAAAAAGGTTTAGCGAAGACGTACTAAATAAACTGAAATGTTGACTTCCGTATCGATGGTAATAACTCTGAAGCCGATTGTAACATTATACCGATTGCGGTCGGAATCATCTATAATTTGAATTGTTACCGAATCAACGCGAGGCTCGTACTGAGCAATTACTCGTTTAATTGATTCTCTGATGGCAATTGCCGTGAGCCGGTCGGCTGGTTCGAACAGTAGCGATCTTAAATTGGAACCGAGTTTCGGCTGAAAAGGACGCTCATTATAGTTTGTAAGAACTAGGTTCTTTACGGCTGCTCTTACGGCATCAATATCTATCAATGGAACAATATCACCAAGCTGTCCTTCTTCTCTCACAATCGGATATATCTGTAAGGATAGATCCAAGTCGGTATATTGACGATTCTTGGAGACAATCGCGGCTCTCCGAGCCAATACCGATTTATCTGAAAGAGGGTCTTGTAATATAGCCATGAGTTACCTATTTATAAGTGTTTACCCACAATTAACCGTTGCGGTAGATGCTGCAACGTGACCGCAGGACGCCTTATCCCCCGACCGAGAAACACCCTTACCACCAATAAAAACCTTGGTCGATTTTTCTATCATCTTGGCGCTTGAATGGACTCCGGCACCATGAGAAGCTATTGGATCTTGATCCACGACAATAGCTTTACCATTTGCAAAAACCGTGGATTGGGTTGCGGTAACCTTACCTCCGACAATGCTTTGATCTAATAATACTGCTGGCATATTATGCAGATTTTTTGTTTTGCTGGTAATCCGAATGATTAAGAACCAACACTTTATTACGGTTGAGCAGTAATTCCGTAAGAACGATATAATCCGAATAGTTTCCAAATTCGGGATTCATATTTAATTTGTTTTTCTCGACCACAAATGCTTCGTTATTTGGATTTATTAAATACTGTTCATAAATTTTACGCCAAGCAACTATAGAACCAATTGCTTGAACCTTGTCAAGATAGATCTTCTGATGGGTTTTGTGTGTACTGTTTACAGCAATTTCTTCGGCTGTAAGTAGACCTGCTGCCTCTAATTGGTCCGAACTCATTCCAAAACTTTTCATTTTGTTTCCAAAAACGCCAGTTGGAGTCTTACCACTTACATTTGTGTCAAATTGTTTTTCGGCTATTTTGATTTCTTTAATTAAAGGCGTATGAATTTCATCTTGATAAGATTTTTCCACCTTGGTTGCATAATCGGTTACAACTGTATAACTAAAACCCGAATTGCTTATTGTAGTGTCCGAAGTTTTATCGACTATCGTAGGAACCACAGAAACCGCAATAGGAGGACTTTCATTCGGAATAATTGCAGCCTTAGATTCAATGGAAATTGCACCTGTTTCAGGATTAATCTTGATGTTTGGTAGGTCTTGGCAATAGTCCAATGGAGTTTTACTGAATAGATCGGTTGCCCTTGTGATGTACCCTTCAAGATCCGGAACCTTTCCTTTCCAGCGATTCAGTATTGCAGCAATTGTCGCGGGCGATGGGTTGTTCTGAAGTGAAGCTAGATCGGATTGGAAGGAATAAAACTCTTCGATCTTTGGCTGAATTGCCAACAGTTTTTCATTTGCGGTATTGATTAAAGTTCCCAATGTACCGAGTGCGCCTTTACCGCTGGCAAGTTCATCCTTAATTTTGTTTTGAATCAGTGTTAAAGCATCGAGTGCTGGATTCTGACCGCACGGAAGATTCACCGAAACTATACTTGTCGGAATACTCGGAAATTGTGGTACCGATGGGATTGACGGGATGGATATATTCTGTAATGTAGCCATTTTAGTTCAGATTGATTGTCGAACCATTAATTGTTACGGCACCCGAAGCGGTAACTCCGATTGTGGATGAGCCATTTACAGAAATTGCTCCGGAGACCGTAGTGTTCTGGGTCGAACCGAATGTCTCAGTTACGGCACCATCAATTGTCATATTCAGCGTTGAAAGAGATTCGATCTTCATATATTCCTTTGATACGAAAACCAAATGGCCATTGGTGGTTAGTTCGAGATGAGAGCCCGTGAACTCCTGTCTCTTACCCACAACGATATGACTATCGTCTCCTCCCACAAATAAATCTAAATTGCCGCCTACGGTCTCCGCCTTATTCTTGTCAATAAGTATTGTTGCATTACCACCAATGCGTTCGATTGAATTGGAGGTAATGTTGGAAGCAAACTCTTGGCCAATTTCAATCTGTTCCGATTTACCAATTTTGGACTGACGCGAGCCTTTAATGTATTCAGTTTTGTTACCTTCAACCTCAAGATGATAGTTACCCTTTATGAGATGTCTAAAGTCTCCGTCAACAGTGAGATTGGCAGAACCTTTAATGTAGATATTGTCGGCTCCTATAATAACCGTATAGTTATTACCCACAACTGTAGTGGTCTTATTACCGGCATAATCAATTTCATAATAGGTACCCGACTTATGCATCTCAAATAGGCGTTCCGCTCCGGAAGTGTCATCCATTTCTTTCACATGACCCGATTCGCTATGAAACGAGTGGTTACTCGGATAGATGGGGTTTACTATGGTATCAACATCCCAATTGCTCCATGTATTTCGGGTATAATATGAACTTGCTTCCGGTACCGCGACGGAAGATAGTTTACCCGGAACCGCAGTTTCAATCTTTTCCTGGCGCAGTTGTTTCCGTTTTATGTAGCTTTCGGTCTTGGAAAACTCGCTTCTAGATTCTTTGGGTAGATCAATGGTACCTGGATTCTTAGGATGAACATTACTTGGATCCGAAAAACCCTTTAGTGGATTACCACCCATTGTCATTGATGGAACTGTGCCCATCACAATTGGATCCTGTGCAGATTTACCGTCACGAAAAAAACCTATTACCCATGAACCTCGAAGAACACCCGTTGCCGATTGGCCAATACCGCTCATACCCGCGGAGGTAACGGGAGTCATTACTAATGCCCAAGGGAGTGATTCTGTCGGAATTTCCGCTTTATCATCGGTATGGTAACCAAAGCAACGGACCCGAACTCTACCCATTTGCATAGGGTCAATAATGTCCTCAACCACACCGGTAAACCAAGCAAACTCACCGCCAATATATTGATCAAGACTGTTCATATACGAATTGTTCTAAATGAAAATGGTAATGAATCCTTCTTTATTTTAAGGTCCATTGTATATTCTTCCGAGAATTTATGCGCAACCGCGGTTACCACATACTTACCCGAGAAGAATTTATCCTGCATTTTATCACCTTTACTGTTATCGTTCTGTACGGTTGCTTCAGGATCAATCGATGGTGAAATGCTTAGATTGATTGCAATACCTGAATTGACCTTAAAATCACCAGCCAATGATATATCATGGATGATCGAATCCAAGTTTTCAATATGAGCCTGTGCTTTATTGATGGATCCATCCAGAGTCGGAGCATGGTAATTACCTTCCACACCATTAAATGCATTGTGGTTGGTCGATACAAAATTAATTTTAGAGTTCGGATAGTTTGCCATCGTTTCGGAAGTATCTTCTGGCCAAAAGAAAGGTGACAGAATTTCATTGGCGTCCACCGAACTCATTTTCTTAAATTCGTTCTCATAGTTAAACACACTACGAGTAAGAGTCTTTGTTGAAAGATCAAGATAGTTTGTGGTGGAAGCATATGCACCATTGGAGCCAGCAATGTATTTTGACATTCTAAAGTCAGAACTCATTGTCATAATTCTTCTTGCACGTTCTTTATAATCGGCTTCTATATGCGCATCGTTCTGTCTGTCCGACACGAGAAATTTACCATCTCTGTATTCTCGGTATGGTTGCTTTAATGCCATATCCGTCTGAGCATCCAAACGTATATCACCATTTAATGTCTGATAACAATAGAAAGGACTGCCGCTTCCATCATAGGCTCTCCGTAATGCCCAAAAGATAGCGTCCAATGGGTTCATATTCGGAACAATAAACTTAGCAGAAACTGTTGCCGCACTAGAAATAATGACCTTTTTAGGATCGACTCCGAGGTCGGTAATAAGAACACCCTTCACAAAGTCTCCGATATTTCCCGAATATGCACGGGAAATACGTTTCAGTTTTGAGATAAATGCAAATGGTGAAATACCTGTAATGCTATACACCTGCAAACGGTTATTCATTTTACCGAGAAGAGGGTATTCGCTTACATAGAAATTTAAATCGATAATCTCCTCGTCGTTGGATCCAAAGTCTTTTCGAGCAAGAATAACGTTGATCTTTTCTTGTCCCGTGAATTGGTATTCTTCAACTAAATTTACTGGGTCCTTTACATTCATTGTAAGCACCAGAGATGATCTATAGATGCTTTCAGTAATTGTAAAATCGGTTACTAATGACCGAATATCAGCCTGGTCACCCGAATGATTCGTAATTGTGACCTCTTGTAAAGAATACGCCGTAGGCAATAATGCCACCGACGAATTGATTGAAATGCCTGTGATATTAGCCATTTAACAGATTCTTGTATGTCTGCGCAAACTGATAAATTGCTTTTGGACGAACTACTCGGATTTTTGATCTTTCTTCATTCAGAGTTGTTTCATGCTGAAAATTAGAAATTGCCGTAAGGTCTCCGTCTGTGGTTCCGGGTTGTACTCCGGGTCCGCCATTATCTATGGTTTTACTTTCATCAATGTTTAAGGCATTATATGAAATAAGACCATTCGCATCTTCGTAGTGGTGCGGAGCATCACGATGAGAATATACCTCATACGTTGAAACAATATCACCTGATAAGTTACCTCTGATGTTTTCGGAGATTAACTGATTGGGATTTCTTGTATCGGCAAGAAAGGTACCCGTTACACTTCTTAGTACCAATTGGCACATCTGAACATTCTTTTCTTTTAGAATACCAGTGGCTCCCGAAGTCATACCAACGATAGTCTCACCCCGGAAATATGAATGTGATGCCACATCAAATCTGTCAATAAGGTTGAATCTATCTGCCAGAGAATTTGCAACCTGGGCGATTAGACCATCTCCCGTGACAACGTATTTTGGACGAGTCTGAATAACTGTACCACCATACTCAAGATTCATATAATCTTCAAACTGAGTTCCCGTCATTGGCCAACCGGAAAGACCATTCTTTAAGTGATCGTTACAAAGAAAAAAGGTCCAATAGTATTCTGGGGTACCGTAAAGAGCATTTGATACGATGTCGGGACGGTCGCCGTCCTTAATGTCGTAATACTCGTATGTTGCAAGGTCATCAAAAAAGGTCTCATCAATTTTGATAAAACGAAATAAATCAACGATTGTTGTATCTATTCCATTCTGTTCAAAATCATAGGTGGTTTTCGGAAACTGTCTGAAGAAGGCCATTGTATTATTTTGTTGAGAGCGCTGCAATTTCCTGACGGGTCAGAGCTTTAATCTCTTGGAATTGAATGGCAACATCAACCTCAAGAGGGCTTCCATCATCATGGAACATATTGGTCGAAGAATTAAATGTAGTGGTAAGACCCGTAAGGTATGAAGTATAAATTCCTGGAATGTGTTTATTATTTTCAATACCTTTACCGTCAAAAAATTTAATTGACCAGGTAGGAGGATATGCCATGATCACGTCGGTACCGATCGGATACATTTTTTCTTGAAATGTCCGTATAATTTCTCTGGCGGCATACGAATCTTTTAAGGTTCTGCTTACTAACTTAAAATTGAATTGGAATGAACGTATATTAGAATTTTGAAAGGTCGTATTAGTATTTGGAGCAATTACTTGTTTATTTGCAAAATCAATCACGTTTGCGACCTGTTCTTGTCTAAGAAGCTGTCGTGCGGCAATTGATGCTGCTGCCGCTACCTTTGTGCTTTTAGCTTTTGCTAAAAGTTCATTTCCCGCGGTTCTAGCCCCTGCCCCAATCGCTCGCCCTACATCACCCTCTCCAGCAGCAGCAACCATACCCTTTGCCGCAACATCGCCTAAAATTCCTAAATCAATCGTTGAATATGTCATCGAATCGGAGAAAGTAAGACCCTGTGGGATGGGAAAAAAGATAGGTTTAGCATCATTATCCGCACACGTAAAATTGACACAGGGCCAAGCCTTAAAATCATCTCGGAGTTCTTGGGGGAATGCTAGAATAGAAGACATAAATATCTATTTATATGACATATAAGGGCACCTTCACACCTAAGAATCCATCCAAATATCGAGGCAATGTGTCGAACATTGTATATCGTTCTCTCTGGGAGCGACAGCTCTTTAGATGGCTCGACGAACAGTCATTCATTGCGTCATGGTGCTCGGAAGAGGTTGTGGTACCGTACCGCTGTAAGACGGACGGACGGATTCATCGGTACTTTGTCGATGTCAAGTTTGAATTCACCGATGGGCGCGTAATGTTGATCG